CTGGTACGCCGTGAAGGGCGCGAACGTGCACGGCAAGCCACTCGTTTCACAGCCCACTTTTTTGCAGAAGTCAGGGGTGCGCCTCTTCACGGTCGGCACCGAGACGGCGAAAGATGCGCTCGCCAACCGGCTGACGATCACGGAGCCGGGGCCGGGCTTCTGTCACTTCCCCGTCGAGTTCGCGCGCGACGGCTTCACCTACTACGACGCGAAGTATTTTGAGCAGTTGAAGTCGGAGCGGGCCGTTATAAAGCGCACGAAGCGCGGCACGGAACGAGTCTGGGAGAAGATTAAACCGAGCTGGCGGAATGAAGCCCTCGACGTACGCGTTTATAACATGGCCGCGCTCGCCATTCTCGGATATGACCGCGCCGGCCTCGAAAGGCTCGCCGCCCGACGCGCCGAGGGGAAGCCCCTGCCGCAGCCCCCGGCCGAAGGTCAGAAGAGGAAATCAATAATCCGCAGCACGGGCCGAGGCTTCGTCCCGCCCTTCTCGCGCGGCGGGTTCGGAAGGAGATTCTAGGTGAACAGCTACGAGCCGACAGAGATAACGCCCGGCGAAACGCTCGAATGGACAAAGGCTCTCGCCGACTACAGTCCGGCCGAGGGGTGGGCGCTGACCTACTACTTCCGCAACGCTTCGGGGACAGGCTTCGACGTGACGGCCACGGCCGAGGGCGGCTCGTGGAAGGTGTCCCTGATCGTGGCCGCGAACGTCGGGGCGGGTCGGATTGATTGGGAGGCGTGGGTCAAAAAGGGGAGCGACGAACGCCTCGCCGACGCGGGGAGCGCGACCGTCAGGCCGAGCCTTAAGGCGCGGTGCGCGCGGCGCTCGTGCCGGCCACTTCGACGGGCGTGCAGGAGTATGAGATTGGCGGCGTCGGGACGAACCGCCGCATCAGCTACTTCGGGAAGTCCGACCTGCTCGCGTTGGAGTCGAGTCTCGCGCAGCGCGTGAACCGTGAGAGGCGCAAGGCCGCCCGCAAAAACGGCGCGCCCTACTTTAAGAACATCTACCAGAGGTGAGCCATGGGCCTGAATCTCTTAAACCTTGAACTTCCTCCGATGTCGGCCGTCATCGCGGAGCGCAGGCGCACGGCGCTGTCCGAGAAGTTGGCGCGGGCGGAGTTGGAGAGCCGGCGCGAGCACGCGCGAGCCCTTCAAGTGGCGCGCGTCTACGGGGCGGCACGCCAGTACGCCGCCACCGCGGTTGACCGCTTCTCGTCCGACTGGTCGGTGGCCTCGACGACCTACCAGGCAGAGATTTACCGCCACCTGCGGAGCCTGCGCGCGCGCAGCCGTGATATGGCGCGCAACAATCCCCACATGAAGAGGTTTCTGGGGATGGTGCGCCGTAACGTCGTCGGCCCCGGCGGCATCAAGCTACAGGTGCGGGCGAAGCGTGGGAATGACTTGGACGAACTGCTCAACAATGAGGTCGAGACGAAGTTCAAGGAGTGGGGACTGCCTGACACCTGCTCGGCCTCGGGTAAATACTCCTGGACGGACGCTCAGGGGATGGCGATCAGCACGATGGCGCGCGACGGGGAATTTCTCTGCCACTTTATCGAGGCGGATAACGCCTTCGGCTTCGCTCTCCAATTCTACGACCCCGCATACTTAGACGAGACTTTTAACGAAGACCTCAAGAACGGCAACCGGGTCGTGATGAGCGTTGAGGTAGACCGCTACAACCGCCCCGTCGCCTACTACTTCACCACGCCGAGGCACGACGTAGCGCCTTACGCCCGCGAGAGCATGGAGCGCGTAAGAATCCCGGCCGCCGAGGTCGTCCACTGCTTCCTGCCGTTCGAGGACGACGGCCAGGTCAGGGGCGTGCCGTGGGCGCACGCCGCCATGTGGAACCTGCGCAAGCTCGGGCAGTTTGAAGAGGCGGCGCTCATCAACGCGCACGTCGCGGCGTGCAGCATGGGCTTTATAATTCCGCCCGAGAACGACGAAGATGCGGGCATACCCGAGGAAGACGGACGCCCGCCAATAGAGGGCGAATACGCGCCGGGTGTTTTCCGCGAACTGCCGCCCGGCTACGACGTGAAGACGATTGACCCGGCGCACCCCCACAACGACTTCGAGCCGTTCACCTCGACGGTGCTGCGCGGCGCGGCCTGCGGCCTCGACACGTCATACTTTGCGCTGGCGGGAGACCTGGAGGCCGTCAACTACTCTTCGGCACGAGTCGGGCTGCTCGATGACCGCGACACCTACAAGACGCTTCAAAACTTCATCATCAACCACTTCTGCCTTCGGGTCTATCGCCACTTCCTCAAGCGTGGGATTCTGACGGGGGCGCTCAACATCATGCCCTCGGATTATGAGCGCCTGAAGACCCCTGACTTCCAACCCCGTGGTTGGGATTGGGTGGACCCGCTCAAGGACGTGGCGGCGAGCGTCGAGGCCATCAACAACGGTTTGGACACCCGCTCGCGGGTCATCGCCGAGCGGGGCGGAGACTTCGAGGAAGTCGTGCGCAGGCTCGCCGAAGAGCAGGACTTTTTACAGAAGCACGGCGTCGTCACGAAGAGCGGCGAGTTACAGGTGCTCGCCGCCATTGCCGCCGCGAGCGATGACGGGCGCGGGTGAGTCCCGCGCAGAAAATAATCCCTCAGACGCGTGCCATAGTTCCGCGCGGGGTCAGACCCCGGCGAAGCTATGGCACGCACCTCAGAAGACGTTAACAAGCTACTCGGCCAGCCGCTCAAGCACTCGTTCCCTTTGGGGGAAGGCGAGAGCAGGGCGGCCGCCGTCGGTAACGCCGCCCTCGACGAAGCGACCCGCAGCGTCGGTCTGGTGCTCACGACCGACCGGCCCATCTTCCACGGCTTCGCCTACATCAAGCTCGACCACTCGCCCGAGTGCATCAAGCTCGACCGCCTGAAGACCTCCGCGCCCTTCCTCGAAAATCACGACCCCGACCGCCGCCTCGGCCGCCTGCGCGACCCGGAGACGGACGGGCAGGTCTTGCGCGTGCGCGCCCGATTCTCCCAGAGACCCTACGCGAACGAGATTTATCAGGAGGTCATAGAAGACCTCGCCGCGGGCGACTACACGCCGACCTCTTGTGTCTTCGTCGTCCACAAGTTCGCGCCGAAGGAAGAGGGCGAGATTGACGGATACCCCGTCTACCGCGCCGTCCTCTGGGAGCCGATAGAGGGTTCGGTCGGCTCGGCGGCGGCAGACATCGCCGCGGGCATCGGCCGCTCGATGCCGGACGAGGAAGACCGGGCGCACGACCCCGAGAGTTGCGAGACGGAAGGCTGCCCCGAGTGTGCGGCCGCCGCCGCAGAGGATGAAGGGCGGCAAGCCCCGATAGAACCGGCGAGCGCCGCCACCGCGCGGGCCGCGAGCATCACCCCGAAGGAGAATGTCATGGACGTGAAAGAGGAGATTCTGAATCTCGCCGCGCTGCTCGACCGAGGCAACGATGCGCAGCCTTACACGGGGCTCGCGCGTGAGTTCGTCGCGGGCGACAAGACCCTTGACGAGTTCAAGGCCGAAGCCCTCAAACGGATGCGCGAGGGTCAGCCGCAGGTCGAGCCCGGCAAGTCGCCCGTATACCTGACGCCCACCGAGAAAAAGCGTTACTCCATCGGGCGCGCGATCCTGCTCGCCGCGGACGGCGGCGGCGGCTTCGAGCGCGAGGTCTCCGACGAGATTGCCCGGACGCTCAACAAGAAGCCGCAGAACAACAATTCAATTTTCATCCCGACCGGCCTTCAGCTCGGCGACCCCGACCAGTTCAAGCGCACGCCGCTGACCACGACGGGCGCGACGACCGGCTCGGACATCCTTTTCACCGAGCCGGGCTCGTTTATCGACATGCTGCGCGCCCGCGCGAAGGTCTTCATGCTCGGCGCGCAACTCTTGCCCGGCCTGACCGGCGCGGTTGCATTCCCGAAGCAGACCGGCGCGGGCACGCTCTATTGGGTGGGTGAGAACCCCGGCTCGGACGTGACCGAGAGCAACATCGCGCTCGACCAGATTGTGCTCTCGCCCAAGACGGCGATGGCGCAGCAGGGCTACTCGCGCCAGTTGCTCCGCCAGTCGGCCGGCGTTGTGGACACCCTCGTCACCAACGACCTGCGCAAGACGGCCGCGCTCGGCATAGACCGCGCGGCCCTTCACGGCACGGGCGCGTCAAACCAGCCGACGGGCATCTACGTGGCGAACGGCGTCAACCCCGTCCCCTTCGGCGGCGCTATCACGTTCCCGAACGTCGTGAAGATGGAGACCGTTATCGCCGAGGCCGACGCCGACGTGAACGAGATGGGTTATCTCACCACGCCGGGCGTGCGCGGCGCGGGGAAGACCACGCAGAAATTCGGCAGCACGAACGGCGAGGCCATCTGGACGGGGAGCGCCGGTCAGGGGGAGATGAACGGATACCGCGCCGAGGTCTCGACACAAGTCTCTAAGACGATGCTGGGCAGCGCCCCGACGGGCGGCACCGAGCACGGCATCGCCTTCGGCGTCTGGTCGGAGTTGCTGGTCGGCGAGTGGGGCGCGATGGAGATTTTGACCGACCCCTACACGCTCGCGGGTAAGGGACTCATCCGCCTCGTGCTCTTCCTGATGGTGGATATGGGCTACCGCCACCCCGAAGCGTTCAGCAAGGGCACGGGCCTGACGGTCAGCTAATGCCGGTTGTAAAAACCGCGGCCTCTGATGCGGCCGTTAGCAAGCTGACAAGGGGGCTGCGGTTTTTACAACGATGCCGTTTGTTGAGGAACAGGTTGAAAGATTACGTCGCGCCGCAGGCGCGGACAGGAGAGAGACCGAGATGCCTTTGAAGACAACCGACGAAGACGACCCGAAGCGGCTGGTCAAAATCAAGTTCATCGTCAACACCTCTGACGGCGGCGAGGACTACGGCCCCGACTACCCGAAGAAGGTCGCGCAGGTTCCGTTCCACCGCGCCGCCGGCTACATCCGGCAGGGGCGGGCCGTGGCCGTAGACAGCGACGAGGAGCTGAAGGAAATTGAGGAGTCGGCGCGCGCCGACGGTCAGCTTCCCGAAGAGAAGAAGGGCGGTCGGAAGTAAGCCGTGCCGCTCGACGCCGACCTGACGCCTTTCTTCAACCTCGACGAGCACGCCGTCGAGGCGGCCATTCAGACGCCGCAGGATGTGGCCGTGAGGACGATAAAAGTCATCCTCTCGCTTCCGGTCGGGGAGGTTCAGGTCGGGGCGGGCGAGGTCGCACACCTTCAACCGACTTTTCAGTGCGCGACCTCAGACCTTCAGGGCGTCATTAAGAACTATCTCGCGGTCATCGCCGGCACCACTTATCGGGTGGTTAGGCGTGAGAACGACGGCACGGGGCTCTCGACGGTGTGGCTGACGAAGCAGTAAGCGAAGAGGGGTCGGGCGCAATGAAGAAAGCAAAACCGGCTATCCAGTCAACGACGATTTGGGGCGGCCTTATCGCGGCAGCCGGCGCGGCGCTCCCTATCATTCAGGCGGAACTGGCGACAGCCCCGCCGGGCACTACCACCCGGCTCATAAGTCTGGGCCTCGGTATCCTCGGCGCGGCGCTCGTGGCGCAGGGGCGTTCGGGCAATCCCGCTCCGGTGCGCGGCCTGTT